TTTTACAAGGTCCCTCGTTCGTCCTTGCCCGGGAAATATTATTCTGACTATCTTCCCGTTTTTACTGTCCAGGTTTTCAAAATATACATTGCCTTCCCGGTAATGCAGTCCCGCTATATCCGGGCGCTCGTAATGGATGTATTTTCTTTGCATTATTTAACCTCCGGTCCTCTAACTTGCTTTCCCGGCATACATCCGAAGTGTATGTGCAGCTCCGTCTGCCGCTTTGTCTTGATATAAACATGGTCCCCGCTTATCTCCCTGCCGCACTCGCTGCAGATGTAGACCGGGGATTCCGGTTGTTTTTTTTTCTTTTGCCTTAGCTACCATTATTCCTCCTTTTGCTCCTGGCCTCCAGCTGGTCCATTAAGTCCTGGAGCATGTGCAATACCAATGGGCAGGATTGATACCGTTCCCGCAGCACTTTCTCTTGCCGCACCATATCCTCCCATTCAGGTGATTGCCAGTCTGGAGGATTCTTATATCGGCGCCAGAACCCGTTATAAACATCATTGTAAATACCCTGTACCTGCTGGTCTGTCAGAAGCATTACATCATCCAAGGTCATAGGCTTTCCACCTTCACGTAGATTCCGGGCCGCTCTGCCCAGTACTTGCAAATTACCTCACTGGCCACTTGTGCATCATCCCTCCAGAATCCCAGGTCTGTCATAACATCCTTAAGTAGCTTGACCAGATTATCCGTATCTGGCTTACTGGTTTTATACTCACCATCCTGGTGGCTGCCCTGAACAGGAAAGCACCACCAGGTTGTCAATCGGAGTGCACCCTGAGCCGGTTTCTCAGGCGTATACCTGGACATGTGAGCCCTAAGCTTTGTCCGGGCCGCTTTCAGCTCTGCCGGTTCATAGAATACCGGCTTCCCATTCACCACATGTACCTGCTTCTCCTGATGGGTACAGGTGGGCGGCTCCATTGCCATAAAAAATTTAAATTTAATCATCATAATCAACTCCCTGCCATTTCCCCGTATCGGAATCATATGAGACAGCTCCAGACTCTTTCACGTTGTTCCATACATAATTCCACACCACTGGATTTTCCAACAACCATTTTACAACTTCGCTATTCTTGATGTTAAATTCCTTCCCCGGGATGGAATGTCTCAGGGGTGGCATTGTTCGTGCAACGTCTAACATCTTGCTTCGTTTTCTTTTAGCCATCTTTGTCTCATCTCCATAATTGTTAAATTTTTATCATTTTCTTTCGTTATGAAAATTTCTTCTGTCAAAGGACAGGGGAAGGGAGGACGGCGGGCAGCGCTTAAGCCCGCCTTCCTTTCCCCCTTTGACCGTCAGGGAAAATGCCATAATATATATTTATAATATATAGGCTTTTCCTTCCCTCGGAAAAACTCGGTATTTTCTCGACTTTTTCCCTCAAAGGGAAATTCTCGGTAATTTTCGAGTTTTTCACTTTAAGAGGGAAAGGGAAATTTATCGAGTTTTTCCTTATGAGGGAAATTGCTTCCCTTCGAGTTTTTCCTTATAAGGGAAACCCTTTCCATCCGTATTTTTCCCTTTACTTCTTACCCACATTTCCTTCATCGATCCAGAATCCCCCATGTTCCTTTATACGGTTTCGGACTGTTTTTTCGGTCGTTCCCATACTCTCCGCCAGTTCCTTCACGGTTACTTTTCCATCCTGATTAAAGCTTTTTAAGGACTCGTACTGTTCTTCCAGGCTATCCATGCGGTCCTTCTTAGCCTGCTCAGGCGTCCGTTTTTTCTTGAAGTTCTTTTGCCAGGATGCCCCGTTAGCCTCCGGCTGTATATCGTTCAGGATGCCCACACCGTCCACCCTATGGCATGGATAATCAAACCATAGGTTGACCGCGGGGAACTTCGGAAACTCTCTCAGCGTTCCCTCAATGCGCCAGGCCGTCACGGCCCTGACCCTTATCTTAGCAGCCTCAACAATGCGCTGCAGGGCTGCCCATTGCCACTTGTCCAGCTTGTTCTCGCAGTAATTTAGCATTTGATAACTGCTGCATAAGTCGTCCTGTGATAGGTCATCGTCCCACTTAAAGTGGGCATCCAGGTACTGTTTACAAGCCGCACACACTGCCTTGTTCTCCTCGGCCTTAAGCACATCCTCAGACAGTTCAAGTTCTATCATATCCAGCATGGCGTCCGGGTCGCGAGCAAATACGCCGGAGCCGGATGCCCGGTCCATGGCTTTCTTGCTGCCCTGGCCGCCTTTGCTATGGTGGTGGCAGTAAATGACCGCCACGCCCAGTTCTGTACACACCCGGTCAAACTGGTTACAGAAGTTGGCCATCTGGTCCGCACTGTTCTCGTCACCGGTGATGACCTTATAAATGGGGTCAATCACAATGGCTATGTAGTTCTTCTTGGCTGCCCTGCGTATGAGCATCGGCGCCAGTTTGTCCATAGGCCGGGACTTACCACGCAGGTTCCAGATATCAATGTTTTTAAGGTTGTCTGGTTTCCATCCCAGGGCCTGGTACACATCCCTGAAACGATGCAGACAGCTGGCCCGGTCCAGTTCCAGGTTCACATACAGGACACGCCCTTGGGTGCATTTCCAGCCTAACCACTCCCTGCCCTCCGCAATGGCTATACACATCTCAATCTGCAGGAAGGACTTTCCGGCCTTCGATGGCCCGGCTATGAGCATCTTATGGCCCTGCCGCAGCACCCCGTCAATCAGGCATGGCGCCAGCTCCGGGAGGTTGTCCCAGACATCCTCCAGACTCTCTGGGTCCGGCAGGTCGTCATTAACAGACTCAATCCATTCCTTCCATTCGGTCCAGTTTGCTTTTCCTATATTGGTATCCATCAAAAACTGCTTATGTTCCCCGCGGATAATCCCGGGCATCCTGGACAGTCTGGAAGGGTTCTTATTCTGAGGGTCTATCTCCAGGCCGTTTTTTTTGCAGATAGTATATAGATAGTCCACGCGCTTCTTGTATTCCATAAAATCAGCTGCATCCACGCGCACGATGGCATGCAGGCTCTTCTTCCCGCTATGGACAAGGCACGCCACCGGCAATTCCAGCTCACGTATGATAGCGTGCTGCTTCTCAATATCCATCCCATCCGACTCCACTAGGGAGTACCGGTAGTCAGCCACATTGGCATCTTTGACTCCTACCCCATCCATAGGGTTAAACCGTATCCAGGCCCCCGCCTCTGGGTTGTAATCCCCCAGCACACTGCCGATATCACCATTACAGTTAGATAATGCTTCAATTAGCTGTCCGGCAGTACGGTCATAAGCGCCTTTGTCTGCTGGTAGCCACTTCTCATCCTTCTTCCAGCTCTTTACCACATATCCAACATTCTCACCAGCCTCGAATAGGGTTTCCAGATAGGTGGTAAGCTGTTTCACAGGGTCCCAGCTATCCGGCTCCTTTACGTCACGGCCTTCCACCCAGTTTGTATCCACGATGACACCATCCGATGAGATGGCATCCTCCCAGTCCAGTGCATGTCCCGGGTCATAAGGAGGAGTCCATCCCTGTTCTCTGGCATACTGTACAATAGTACCACCGGTTACTGGTGTATTATGTCCTTGAAATCCCCGCCACTTCTTCTGGCACTCACCAGGATGATACCTGCCTGGGTCCCTCTGGCTCCATGTATCCCAGATTTCCACGCTGTATCCCTCCTGGTCCAGGGCCATCCCTACATTCAGCCATTGCTGGTAATCCAGTTCCGCCGGCTCTATGCTGTTTAAGACCTCCAACAGGTCATACTGGTTATTCTCCATGGCTTACTCCTTATCTATCAGGCACATACTCACTGGGGTTGACTCCTCTCGGGGCCCCGGTCCATCCTGCCGCTGCTATCCTGTCAATCATGTTTTTGCCTGCCTCAAAACTCCAGGTCCCCACATGCTGGAATCCATATTTTTCAAGGCATCGAATCTGCTTCGGGGTTGTCAGTCCTTCCTCCTGTCTCTTATGGAGACGGTCCAATATCATGCTGGCCTTTCCAGCATTGTCAATATCATCCGGGAGAATACCCCGTTTCTCCAGCTCTTTCTTCTGGCTGTCGGACGGCGGCGCCAGTTCCCATCCAAACGCCGGGACATATCCGGCAAGGTCCTCCGCCTGTATGCTCATTTCAAACTGCAGCGGATCCACCAGCTTCTTCTTCCGGTTCCGCATCTCACGCAGCTGCTTGGCCAAGGCTTCCTCTCTTTCTGCGATTACATCCTCTGATGCCTTTTTCTCTGCTTCTTCAATATCTACAGGACACCCGCAGGCCTCCTCCATGTTGTCGGTCATCTTTTGAGCCACTTCCCGGTCCGTACAGATGAGGTCTGCCGGATGGCACAGTTCATGGCGTTCCGTGTGCCACAAAAAGTCTAAAAGCAACAGGTGTTCTTTCCCTGGATACAGCCGGGTGCCACGTCCTACCATCTGGCTGTACAGGCTCCTGACCTTGGTAGGCCGGAGCACGACAATACAGTCAACGGACGGACAGTCCCACCCTTCCGTCAGCAGCATAGAGTTACACAGGACGTTATAATCCCCGCGGCCGAAGGCTTCCAGGACTTCCGCACGGTCCTTACTTTCCCCGTTGACCTCAGCAGCCTTAAACCCCTTCTCAATCAAAATATCTCTAAACTTCTGGCTGGTCTTAACCAGTGGAAGAAATACCACGGTTTTTCGGTCCTTACAATACTTCTCCATCTCGTCTGCTATCTGGTACAGGTACGGGTCAAGGGCTGTTGCGATATCTCCGGCCTTGAAGTCTCCAGACTGCATGGACACGCCTGACAGGTCCAGCTTCAATGGTATGGTCAGCGCTTTGATAGGGGACAGGTATCCAGCCTTAATAGCCTTGGGAAGGGTATATTCATAGGCCAGGCTGTCAAACACCTTACCAAGGTTCTGCATATCCCCACGGTCTGGGGTCGCCGTCACTCCCAGGACCCTGGCCTTGTCAAAATGCGCCAGTATCTTCTGGTAGCTGTCTGATATGCTGTGATGGGCCTCGTCAATGATGATGGTGTTGAAATAATCGGCCGGGAATTGTCCCAGCCGTTTCTCTCTCATCAGAGTCTGGACAGAACCGACCACAACCCGGAACCAGCTGCCCAGGCAGGACTGTTCCGCCTTCTCCGTGGCACATCCCAGTTTCGTTGTTTTTGCAATCTTGTCCGCAGCCTGGTCCAGGAGTTCGCCGCGGTGAGCCAGGATTAACACCCGGTCCCCACGGCGCACACAGTCCTCCGTCACTTTGGCAAATACGATGGTCTTACCGCAACCTGTAGGTAGGACCAGGAGTGTCCTGAGGACACCCTTGTCCCATTCCTGGAAGATGGCTTCCTTTGCCTCGGATTGATAGGGTCTTAACTCCATTAAAAATCACCAGCCTTAAACTGTTTCGGTTCCGGGGCAAGGTATTCGTCCACCTTGTTATTCCTACGCTGTTTCCCATTCTTATCCTTATACTCGTTGACATAAATCTTGAACCTTCCTGTGGCTCCAGGCACTTCATTCCAGCGCGGTTTCAGTTTCTCTCCCTTCTTCCGCTGTCCGATGCATAGGAAGAACTGGCAAAGCTTCCACTCCATCTTGCTGTTCAGGATAAGGTCATCAAAAACATGGTGTTCGTTTCCGTCTGAGTCCTTGATGACGCAGTCAATCGTTGCCTTATTACAGGCTGCCATCTTGTCGCTACCCGCAAACCGTCCCCGCTCCATGGTCCTGATTTCAAAATCGTATTCTCCATCTGGTAATGGCTCAAAATCAGAACCCTCATTTTCTATCTGGTCATCCCAGCTTAATTCCCTTCCCAATGCTTCATTTGTATCACTCATGTACATTTACCTCCTAATTGAATACTAATGCGTCCTTTTCTTTCATTTCCTTAATCATTCTATATACCTTGTCCCAGGCCCCTACCAGACAGCCATCCACAAAGTCCTTCGGGTAATCCCGCACTGGCATGTCGCCTGGGAAATATCCTCTCGCCTCCACCACAGCCTGAATGTCCCACTCGCAGACATCATTTGCTATCATGAGGTCCCGCAAGTTCCTGGGAATGCGTTCATCTACAGTAGACAGCTCCGGCTCGTTTACTGTTTTATCATTAACAGGTGCCGGTGTTTCCGCTTCTTTTGCAGGCTCCTTAATGTCCTTACCATTACTGACTGGCTGTTCCTGAGGTGACGGCTGGTTTTTAGCTGTGGCCGTGGCCAGTGCCTCCCGTTTCTCAATCGGGGATGATGTGGCCTTCTGGGTCTGCTCAATGATATGCCGGATGCTGTCATACTCAAATGGTACCTCATCCGCCAGCCCATACCGGTTCTTGGCATCCCAGCAGCTGTGGTGTGTGGTATGCATGACACGCTTTCCGCCCTGGGCCTTATTCTTGCCTTTCTGGGCCCCCTGACCGTCCACATTGACCACGATTGTCTTATAATTACAAAACAATACCATGTCGGCCCATTCCTTTACCATGGGTGCCGTCTGCTTGGTCAGCTTCATCTCCCAGCGGTCATAGGTTCCCAGTTCATCCGGCTGCTCAAATTTCCGCATTTTTGCGTGGGCCGTCAGTACCACGTTGACGCCGGTTTTAACAACCTCCTCCAGCAGGTTCAGAAGCCGACCAAACTCCTCCTGAACATAGGTATACCCTTTGCCATACCCAAATTCCTCAATGCTGCTCTTATGGTTCTTGTCACATATCTGGGTAATGCATAGCATTTCAGCCCAGTCTGCCGTATCAATGACCAATGTCTGGCACAGGCCATGAGTGCGTTTCACCTCCATCACCTGTTCCATTAGCATCATCCAACTGCTAGGGGTTGGTGTCCGGGCCACATCCATGTCCTTGGTTGAGCCCTCCGTATCTATAAAGAGAGCTCCTGGGAACATAGATGCAAACGTACTTTTTCCAATCCCCTCAGGACCATACACAACTACCTTTTTTGCCCCAGGTATCTTTCCTTTGATGATTTCCATCTATCAACATACCTTCTTTCTTTTATTAATAGCTTGAATTTTCATTGTGACCCATCTACAGTTTTCAGGAGAGTAGGGACCATCAACATTTATCCTGTCTATGGTGCATGTCCCTCTTGGAGCATTTTCATCATATCCATTGCTCATTGCCCACTTACGAAATGCCGCGTAATCATGCCGCCATTCAGGGCAAATATATATCCCTCTCCCACCATAATCCTGATATCGGTTATGGGAAGGATAATAACAGCGGTCTATCATTCCTCTCCATACTCTGAATAAACGTTCTTTACTTCCGTCATGCGTTCTTCTGTTATGCTGACTGTCCGCCCATTCACGTTGTAAGCATCCACAGGATCTCTGTCCACTGCTTCTCAAGGATTTTCCATTGACTACCACACTTTTTCCGCAGTCACATACACATTCCCAATAAACATCTCCCTGTGAACTTCTTTTTGATGTAGCCTGTATTACAGTCAATCTGCCAAAACGATTCCCTGTTAAATCTATTGGCTTCCCCATTAGAATACACCTGCTTTCCAGTCCTTTTGCAACGGTCTACTTTCCTCGACACCTACCGTTGTATTTCCTTCCATGTCATAAGAATAACCATCACTTATCACAATACTGCACTCATCTCCCGTGCTTACTCTGGTTGCAATCGCCTGCAGCCCTTCCTGCTCCAGCCACTGTCCAAACTCCTGCAGCGTATCCAGATCCATCTGCTCCAGCTTGTCCAGGAGTACAAAACCACAGTTGGGATTAAGCTTGTGTACAATGGCTGTAGATACCCGGAGCTGTTCGGAGCCTGACATGTTGTCCCACTTCTGTCCGTTGTAGATAAGCTCCCCATCTTCCACGGACAGACCGGGAAGCGGGAGGTCAGCTCCCTTTAACAGTTCAACCTTCTGTTCCCTTACCGCCTCTATCTTGGTAGTGAGGGCGTTGTACTGCGCTCTATAGTCCTTGGCATCTTCTTCGGCCTTCTCCTTATCCAGGTTGGCCCGTACCTTGCGGTTGGTTTCCTCGATATCCGCAATGTTCTGTTCCAGTTCCGCTGTGGACTGGTCATGTAAGTTCTCAGCAGATAAACGAGCAATTCTCAGTTTTTCATCCACTTCATCCTGTTTGCGCAGAAGTTCCTGGAGCTTTTCTGTAATCTCCTGTTTAATCTGTTCCAACTTATGCAGGTTTTCACGGATGCGCTGGTTCTCCCCGTTCTGCGCAAGGATGTCCTGTTGTTTCCGGATAAGTTCGGATGCAGATATGGGTGTGGATGGGACATCTGGAAAGTAAGGCTGTTCCTTTGCGTACTTCTCTTTCTGGTCAGCCGTACGGCCTATGTAGGTACGTTCATTGTGCATCTCTTTCTCCTGACGTTCCAATTCCGCCAGTTGAGGACCGACACCTATAATCTGTAATAAGGTGTTTGCCTTATCCTTACTGCTCCCCTCCATAAACTTTGGTAGGTTCAGGGCCAGCTGCTCCACAAACTCATCCAGGAGCTGCTGGCCGGCCTTTCGCCCACTGGGGTCAGTTACCTTAAGGCTGCTGTTTTTCCCTTTGCGTTCCACCACCAGGCCATTGTTCATGATGATGCGCAGATTCGGTGGGATGGTGGAGCCTTCCCTGGTTGCCTGTGATGGCCGGAACCGTTCCCCTCCCAAGGCCCATGCTATGGCATCCAAGACGGATGTTTTCCCCTGATTATTTTTACCCCCTATGATGGTGAGTCCGTTTGACGTGGGTTCAATCTTCACGGCCTTAACCCGCTTCACGTTTTCGATTTCAAGTTTGTTTATCTTTATTGACATCTTATTTTCCCCTTCCCTTTTTGGATTTTTTCGACATATACCGTATTGTCCAAACGGTATACCTCAAAATTAGTTCCCTCATTCTTCTTTTTCCAGCTCCGCATTGTGCCGGCTTTTGACGCAGCTTCTTTCTTGTCTATAAAAGTCATGGCCATAGTTTTATGGTCCGATGACAGAAACTCCAGTAATACTTCCACGGCGACACTACTGATTCTCTGTTTCGCAGCTTCCGGAATCCGTTCATCAAATTTTATTTCCACCTGTTTCTCCTCTCTATGCTGATACCTTATATTATCGGTCGTTATTATGTCCCCATAGGTCAGGCCGTCTGTTCCGGGGATTTCCGCATCCAAGCTTACTGTCTGTATTGTCCTGGTCTGTTTACGTCGCTCAGAACATACATAGCTGCGGATAGTCTGGTTCACGATGGTACGGAATGACCACTTGTGCAAATCCGGCCTCGCGAACCATTTTTTGACGGCATGGATATATCCAATCGCTGCTATGTCCGTCAGTTCCCTGTCCAAGCACTGTTTCCGGATGGCCCATTGCAAGCAGTCATGGTTGTCTGCCGCAAACTGCTGCTCTTCGGGGGTGAGTGGGGTGAGCATGACACGTTCCATGGTTTAATCGTGCCCCCCCCCCCACTATTTTGCCTTTTTTCTCAGTTCATCCAACGCAGTAAGGTATAACGCCTGAAGAGTCGAAGCCTGGTCTCCTATATCATCACCGGCTAACGCTTTTGAAACGCCTAAAAGAAGAGCAACTGTAAGAGCAACGACCTCTACATAATTGCCCCGTATCGTTGTCTCAACTTTCTCCCCATGCGCTTCAATCCCCACGATGGGTACATTCTTTTCAGCTTTAATCATTGATTTTTCCTCCTAAATCCCTTATACTAAGGGTGATTAGATTATTTTGTGTTTGGACTTTGGACGGCTCCACCCGTCTGGGGTCCATTTTTTGTATGACCGGCACGGCATCATTCGGCTCCGCTCCGGGCATCTATTCCTGTACCGACATGTCCGGCACACATCCTCTATCATCGTCTGCCACCTCCTTACTCTTTGACATAGACAGACTTGGTATCGTTGTCATATACCAGCCGCAGCGTGTCGCCGGCACTATCCACAATCATGGCCTCGTTGTCATGTACGGTCAATTTAAAATAGCGCATCTCAAAACCCTCTGACTGTAGCCACTTGCGGATTGCGTACTCCGCGATGCTCTTTGCACCTTTAATCATCTTCCCCACCTCCCTTCAAATTGCGCCCATCACCGGCGCCATAATCCACCCAGTTGCCACCACCATCCCGCCCATCAGGATGACCGCCGGCACAATCCACTTAGCTGCCCTCGTCCAGGGGCCGTCCCGACGTTTCCTGCGCTGTCTGAAAGTCACCATACGCCTGTGCCCCATGATGTTGGTGAGTACCGCTGTTCCTGGCCCGGTGATGTCCAGGCGCCAGCCAGGGTATCGGATGGCCGCCTTGGCGCGGATGGTTAACTCAGTTACTTTTCTCATTGCGCTTTTCCTCCTTCCTCTATTTCGGCTACCGGATACGTCATAATAAATCGTTCCAGGTCACTCCCTCGTATCTTCCGCTGGCCCAGGAGCAAAGATGGAAGCTTTTTTGTACTGATAAGCTCATACACCTTGGTTGGGTTAACCCTGAGAACGCCTGCCGCCTCCTTGACTGTGTATATTGGCTTGTAAGGTTCCACCATCGCTTTTATCCTCCTTCCTCTCATAGTCCCTGCACGGATACCACCGTGTCCGTTCCGGGCACTGGCTATGCCGGCAGGTCTTGCATGTGGTTTTGATATGTACCGCCTCCCTCGTTGCGTTTTGTCCCCCTCCTTGGTATACTGTACTTACAGGCGTTGCAGCGCCGAGTACGAAAAAGAAGGAGTGGTTTTATATATGGGTAAGTTACATCCCATGGCGGATAAGTTATTGCTTGAAATCTGCAAGGCATATGCCCGGACCGGCTCAGCAGACATGTATGTTGAGGATATATCCTCCACGGAATACGATGATTGTTTCTATGCTGAGTTGGATAGGGCTGGATACATAACCTTCCACAACACGGTCGCACCCAATGTGGAAGTCCTTGACCGCACAATAGCCTTTGCGAAATCCCAGAAACTTATCTAAGTATCTCCATGGAACTGTTGCCATCATCGGTGACAGTTCTTTTATATCCGGAAAGATAGTCCTTCATTATCTCTTTCGCCTGTTCAAACTGCTCTGTTGGGATTTCGGATAACGCTTTTAGAGTTTCCCTGATATCAATTGTTACCGTTAATTTAGGATTCGACATATCATTCTCTGGCTGGTTAAAGGATAGCCCATACAATCCCCTTCCTACTCTAAGTCCAGCCACATAAAGTTCAGACGACCTTCCTCTGTTTTCGATTCTGATTAATTCTGTTACGCTCATTCCTTCTCTCCTCCTTCCTGCGGCATTTCCAATCCTGTCCGCTCCTCAAAATACTTCCTTGGCACCATGCCGGGACGGGTCAAAAAACCTTTTTCCTCAAGCTCCTGATTTAGCTTCCCGATGACCTTGTATGCATGGCTCCTGGAGTATGACAGGACTTTGGCGACATCATCGGCTGTCATTAATGGATTCACCATAGCCCCTTATCCTCCCTTCCTCGTCTTGATGTTTTACACCACCTCATGATACACCACAGTACATGTTTTCTGATTGCCCTTAGAATCCACGTAAGGGATTCTGGCGGGATAAAAATTTTCTATCAGCCACAGTCTCACATCTTCCAATACGATTGGCTTGTACTGAACCGTCACATCTTCATGCCCATTCCGGCTGAACGCTGTGGTAATAATCTCACTGCTCGGAATATGCAGCTTTTTAATGATGGCGCTTACGGCCTGATTGTGAGGCTTCCCGCTGGCAGAGTAGATACCAAGTTCCTTGGCTATCTCTGTGCAGTCATACAGCTTTGGCATGTCCTCTTTATCTGTAAGGAGCGGTGCTTTGACTTCATACCCTAAATCTGTGTACAGCCTTTTTACCTCTGCGGCTACATATACGGGTTCCACCTTTGCCTTCTCCAACGTGCTCATGACGTTCTTCACCATCATGTTGACGGAGGAAAGCGGTAAGCGCTTAGCTTTGTCCTGCTTCTCCTTCTTTGGCATCTCATAGGAACCGGTCTTGCGAAGGGATGGCAGGACTTCCATGGCAAGCCACCGCTGATATTTCAGAGCCCGGTCATTTCCAGCCTTAAAGCCTAGCATGTAAAACAAGCTTTCGGGAATGTAATCATCTTTCCCCACTTCTGGGGAAAATCCCAGTTCCCTGCAAAATGAGTTAAGCCGCTCCCATTTCACATATGTTTTACCGTTCTTTTCCTGCGTCCACCCATACCCGATGGCTGTATCCTCCGCATTGACGGAGATACTATTATCCGGATTAAGGATGGTGCGTACTCTAAATCCTAATTCTCTTTTCTCAAAGAGCTTAACTTCTTTCATTTTATGTATCCTCCCTCTTTGTTGCACTGTGCAACTCATGTGTAAAAAAATATGCTTGAAATTCTTCTGGCTTAATGCGTAACAAACCCGCCAGCTTTTCGGCCTCATTTAAATCCATTGGACGGATATTGTTAATTTTTTGGTTAGCAGTAGGTTGCGCTATTTCAAGTGCCTTAGCTACATCCTTTTGTGTTAGGCCACATTCAACAAGTCTGCCTTTAATCTTATTTGTATTTAGCAATGACATCACCTCTCTTTCATGATGATGATTGTAGCACTGCGCAACTTTATTGTCAATAGCATTGTGCAACTTTTTTTCAAAATCTTCATTGCATCTATTGCGCTGTGCAATTTTATGTGATATAGTATATAAAGGAGGTAGTCATATGGATGTACATGAAATTGGAAATAGAATAAAGCAGGCTCGAACGCTAAGGAACTGTACTTTGGATGATATCGCGAATGAAATAGGTGTAGCTAAATCTACAATACAAAGATATGAAAACGGACTTATTATTAAGCCAAAGCTTCCTGTTCTCCAAGCAATTGCGGATTCATTAAATGTTAATCCCGCTTGGCTATCCGGTCAAGAAGTTCCCATGATTATCGATGAATCATTAAACAGCATTATCAATAACAGACTAAAAGAGTTAAATATATCCTTAGATTATGTAGCAGAAAAATCTGGAGTTTCACTACACTGGTTACAGAAAATCGACTCTTTTATTCCAGGAGAATTTGGTGATTATGAAATCGGATACGATTGGATAACTAGAGTAGCAGATGTCCTTCATCTTCCCGGCAGTAAGCTAAGAGCCGCTCTTGCAAAACAAGAAGTGCCTATATATGAAGGGCCGATGTTAACAGCGGAAGAGGCTTTTAAACAAGCGCAGGAAGGCCCTATTGCGCCTTATACCGAATCTGGGATTGATAAACAAGGAAAACTACAATGTCGTACCGAGGATGGCACTCATGAAATAACCAGCGTAAATGAAAAAGCGCAACAATTGCTTGGAAGTTTCATCTTATTAAACAATGCTGGTCAGGATAAGGCTCTTGAGCAGATAGTCCTATTAACTAAGATACCAGAGTATCAAGATCCAGATGCCAATGATATTAGCAGCACAACCATTATAGATTTTCAGCCTCGGCGCAACAGTGACCTGTTTGTTATCCCCTACTACCGTGGTGGCGTATCAGCTGGAACCGGAATCTTCATATTAGGAAACGAAGCCGAAGATGATATAGAAATTCCTAACACTCCGGATTACCAAGGCGCAGACTACGCCCTGGATGTAAACGGTCATAGTATGGAACCTGATTATATGGACGGTGATATCGCCTTGGTAAGCCAGAATATGGAGATGCAGGTAGGTGATATAGGTGTGTTTGTTGTGAATGGAAGTGCCTACATCAAGGAACTCGGAAAGAATGAACTTATCTCCCGTAATAAGGATTACCCCAATATCCTTATACACGAGGAAGACAACGTTGTATGCATGGGGAAAGTAATTGGAAAGATGATGGATTAAAATAGCCTATGGCTTTTTAACAAAAACAAATGAAAAGAGGAATATGAATATGGGAAATTACATTAAAAATTCAGTTACAACAAACGAAACTGTCGTGTTTGAATCCAAACAACACTGGATAGCACTTTTGCCACGTGGTGTTGTGGCCGCTTTTTTCCTACTTTGTGGATTTGCCAGTCTGGATATCTTCGTTCCAATGTTTATTTTTGCATTGCTATTCATACTTGGCCCGTTGATTCGTTTTTTAACTACAGAATTAGGCTTCACTAATAAACGCTTGATTGGAAAGGTAGGTTTAATACGTACAAACTCCTTGGATTCTCCTTTGAATAAGATAAATAATGTCTCTTGCAGCAGTGGTCTATTTGGAAAAATATTTGGTTATGGAAACGTCAGCATCACAACCTCCTCAGGGGCCTATTTATACAAGGGGCTTATGAAACCAGAACAATTTAAAACGAATCTCATGAAACAAGTTAATCAGTTTGATGAAGACAGAATAAAACACCAAGCTACCGAAATGGCAAATGCTATGAAAGGAACCGTATAGCATAAATTAGCAAAAAGCCCCTGTGCTACCAACACAAGAGCTTTTCACATAGACTTTCTCTTACCAGTTGCCCGGAAAGATATAATCTGCTTCGCAAACAAATTATATCATTCCTGGCGCGTCCTGGCAAGAGGCGTATTAATTTTACCCAAAATCCGTTGCGATATCGCAATAACACAAGGAGGAATGATACTATGCCAGCATACTATGACGACAAACAAAAAACGTATTACTGTAAATTTTATTACACTGACTGGACAGGCCAGCGCAGGCAAAAGTTGAAAAGAGGCTTCCCCAGGCAGAAGGATGCAAAGGATTGGGAGCGTAACTTCCTGCAGAAGCAACAAGGTACCCCGGACATGACCTTCCAGGCACTCTATGACCTCTATACAGAGGATATAATGCACAGGCTCAAACAGTCTACTATAAGAAACAAGAGAGCCCCTTATGAGCGTTATATCGTTCCATATTTTAAAGAAAAGCGCATAAATGAGATTACCCCTGCCGATATACGCCAGTGGCAATCCAAAATACTGTCCAACAAATTGAAAGACACATATCAACGTCAAATATACAATCAGCTCAATGCAATACTTAACTTTGCAGTACGATACTACGGCCTCCCCCGGAATCCGTGCGGAATCGCCGGTCCTATAGGCAAGGCCAGAGCCAGCAGAATGGACTTCTGGACACTGGACGAGTTTAACACATTTATTGACTCAATACGAAATCCTCATCTCTATGCTGCTTTCATGGCTCTTTACTATACTGGTATGCGCTGTGGTGAGTTGCTTGCTTTGAACCTGGAGGATGTGGACCTAAAGGACGGAATCGTCCACATATCCAAAACGTACCATCGCATTAACCGACAGGACGTAATCACGTCACCAAAAACGACCAATAGTATTCGTGACATTACTATACCACCATTCCTGGTCACCTGCTTGTCAGATTATGCTGAGCGCATTTATGGGATAGAGCCTAATGATAGGCTCTTTCAGACCACGCAAAGCAAACTAATCACTGCCATGAATAAATATAGCACGATATCTGGGGTTAAGCGCATTCGCATCCACGATATCAGGCACAGCCATGTCTCGCTGCTCATAGATATGGGCTTTACTCCTCTTCTTATCGCTGAACGTATCGGCGACACCGTGGATATGGTTAACAATATATATGGACATCTATATCCTAATCGCCACAGTGAAGTAGCTGACAAGTTACAGCAATTAGTATCAAAGTAG